AGTTTGGTGGGCCACTTCTAAAGGCGCTTCGAAGTGGTCTTGATGCAGTAAAACCATGGATAAGCAATCTTGCTGATTTGGCTAAAAAGTTCAGCTCACTATCAACGGAGCAACAACAAAATATTATTAAATGGGGATTAATAGCTGCAGCCGCTGGACCTGCTCTTAAAATCTTAGGAGGTGGTATCTCTGTTATTGGTGGTTTTGTTAAAGCTGTCGGTGGACTATCCAAAGGAATTGGTATTTTAAGTGGTTCTTTTAAATATCTAAAAGATTTTGGTGGCGTAGCAAGTAGTCTGAAAGCAGTAGCTGGTTCGGCTGGTGCAGTGGAAACTGCGGTAGCAGGAGCAAGTACAGGAACTGGTTTGCTCGGTAGCGCGCTTGGATTTTTGGTGACCCCAGTGGGGTTAGCTACTGTGGCTTTAGTTGCTGTAACTGCAGCAGCTGCATATTTTGCAAATAAAGCCTATGAAGCAAGGCAACGTGCTCAGGAATGGGGTGCTAGTGTCAGCAAAGAACAAGCTGGTCAACTTCAAAACTTTAAGGATAAAGTGGATGAAGCGAATCAAGCAATGACAGTCTTTGGAACAAGTTCAGACGGGATTGATAAAGTCACGACTGCAGTCCAAAAACTAGCAACCGAAATTCAAAAATTAGCTGATGAAAACTTAGCAAAGGACATCGATTTAGCTCATAAGTTAGGCTTGAGCGAAGAGACGATCCAGCAAATTTCTAGCCATGCTGACCAAATAAAAAACAACGTTCAACAAATGTCTGATGAAGTCATTCAGATTTATCAAAATGCTGCGAACAATCATCGTAAGCTTTCTGAGGAAGAGAAAGCAATTGTGCTATCTAATCAGAATGAACTAATCAACACTCAGCTAGAATTGATGGAGTATTCTGGTGAAGAACGCATCAACATGATAAAAGCTTTCAATGGTCAAGCTGATGAATTAAATACAGAACAACTTAAAAAAGCCACTGAATTAACTGAGAAATGGGCGAAAGAAGAACAAGCTTCTTATAAAGAACGCTTGGACGGATACAAGAAGCTCATGGAACAAATCAAAGGCGAGGATGAAAAATCTGTTAAAGCTCGTGCTGAAATTAAAAGCAAAATAGAACAGTTGGAAGCCGAGCACACAGCTAAAATGGAAGCATATAGTCAGAAATGGAATGATTTACAAGGTAGACTTTTAAAAACCTTGAAAGTTAGTCCAGAAGCATTATCAGGCATTATGAATCAGCTTAAATCGAGAGCTGAGGAAATGGGCTTGACTTACGATGAAATGGCTATTAAATTCCAGAACACTTTCTCTAAAGTACAAGAAGGTCACAGCATGTGGGCGCAAACAGCTAAAGATGCCACCGAAACTACTAAGCTTGCAAATACTCAATGGAATGCTATGGTTTGGGACGAAAAGACTGGTAAGCTGAAAACAAATGCAGTCGAAGAAGTTCAAAAGGCCCTTGAAGCAGAAGGCGGATGGGATGCTATGCAGTTCATTCTTAAAGAAGCGAACCTTGAGACTAACGCTCGTTTGACAATTGGTGAAGCTTTAGTAGCGAACGGTCAATGGGAACAACTTTCTCCCGAGCAAAAAGAATTGATCGTGAATGGCAAGCCTGCAGTACAAGCTATCTTGGATAGCAAAGAGATGATGGCACAATGGAATGCTTTACCCGCCGAGGTAAAAGAAATCCTCGGGAAAAATGAAAGTTTTCTACGAAGTGCAGAAGGTGCCAGACAAGCGCTAACTCAATGGAATTTGATGACACCGAGCGAGAAAGCATTAACCTTAAAAGATTTAGCTAGTAACGACATTAAGGTGGTTCAAGGTCGTATCGATATGATGACTGGTAAGCAATTGCCAATCGAAGCGATTGACAAGACACCAAGTACAGTTGAATCTGTGCTTTATGGCGTAAATTCCATCAAACAAGAGAGTCCGATTGCTATCAATGCCAATGATAATACTGCAGAAGCATCTCAATCAGCAAATTCAAACGTGAACGCTCCTTACCAAGCTAGTCCAATTGGTATTAACGCAACGGATTTAACAGGGAATCCATCAGCCTCAGCAAGTGCTGGAGTGAACGCAGTTAAGCAAAACTTTCCAATCGATATTAATGCTATGAACAAGACGCAAGGAGAAGCGAATGCTGCAAGCAATGCGGTTAATGCAGTTAAGCAAAATAGTCCGATAGATATTAACGCCAATAACAATACTGGTGGAGTTATTAGTTCGGTTTGGAACGCTATTTCTTCATTACCAGCTTTTAAGTTTATTGATATCATCACACGTCATTTTACTGAACAGCATGCTAAAGGTACAGATAATCACCCTGGCGGTCTTGCTATGGTCAATGACCAACGAGGAACCTTGTATAAAGAGTTGGTTACATTACCTGACGGAACTTCATTTATTCCGGAAGGTCGTAACGTCACTTTACCACTACCACCTGGAACCAAGGTCATGAAGGCTGGTGATACTAGAACGTTGATGAACCGCTTAGGTATGCCGAATTATGAAAAAGGAATTGGTTTCGAGGATACGAAACTGTCTCATTTAACGCGTCGTATTCGTGATATCAATACTAGCAGTCGTTCTAATGAGCGACAAAATATCGCTTTTTCAAGCATCGATTCAGGCAGAGTTTCGGACAGTCAAAGTCAAGTTGTGAGTGAATTAGTTAATCTAAAAGCTAGTGTTGAAAATCTGCTAGGTAAGTTGTTAGAAAAAGACTTTAATACGTATTTAGATGGACAAGTTATTGCTGAAAACTCTTATCGCTATCAAGGAAATATTATGAGAAGGGAGGGCATTTAATGACGAATTACTTAAAAGTAAATGATTTTTCAACAACCACATTTAAACATTGTGTAGTTATGGATTTTGGAACAATCCATGCGAGCCCTCGATTCGCGGAACAGCTAAAACCATACGGAACGAATGGTAGCTATAATGTTGTTGATGGTGCATTTGAGAATTACGACAGAACTATCCGGATATTCTTTGAACGTTTTTCAGATTTAGCAACGCTTGTTGAAAAATTTAAAGTGGTTGATAATAAACTTGAATTTAGTTATCAACCCGACGCTTTCTTTTATGCCGATTTATTAGATACAGAAATAACCGTAAGAGGTATGTATGGCTGGGAATTAGCTATTAAGTTAGATATGCAACCTTTCCGTTATCAAAAATCAGTCGAACCTCTAGTATTTACTGCTAGTGGTACTATTAATAATCCAGGCTCTGTTTATAGCGAACCAGTAATCGAGATTGAAGGAGATGGAGATATTTCCTTGACGATTGGCAATAAAACGATGTATCTAAATATTAATCGTAAAGCCACTATTGACTGCAGGCATAAGAAACAAAATATCTACAATGCAGATGGTGCGGTCAAAAATACTCTACGGAAACGTGGTGGTTTCTTTGAATTGGCAGTAGGTAATAACGGTCTGGCCTTCACTGGTACGGTTCGTAAAATCACTATCAGACCGAATTGGAGGTATATCTTATGATTTACCTTACAAATGGCAATATGCCTTTAAACGAGGCTTACAACGATGAAATCGTCCAAGAACATAATAATACCTATCAATTAACGTTTAAATTTCCTACATCGGATCCCAAGTGGGAATTGCTGAAAGAGGAAGTCTTCCTAACAGCTGATGACCTGCATGGTGAGCAGGATTTCGTCATCTTTGAGGTCGAGAAGAAGCACGGCTATATTCAAGTCTATGCCAATCAAGTTTTTAGTCTTTTAAACAACTATGTGGTAAATGCCATTAACTTAGATAGAGAGACCGGCACATCTGCTTTAAGTCGCTTTGCTGGAAGCATAACTCGCAGTCATCCATTCTCATTCTTTTCAGATATCGAGGATAGACATACCTTTAATATCGATTCTAAAAATGCTATGGAAGCATTCGCGAAAGACAAGCACTCCATCCTCGGACAATGGGGTGGGGATTTAGTCAGACATGGCTATCAGGTTCGGCTTTTGAAAAATGGCGGTTCAGAAAATGAATCGCTTTTTATGTACAAGA